TGATATTTTATCTGAAACATAATTTTTTTTAGGATTGCAACGCACAAAATCAACATATCGTATATTTTTTTCTTTAGTAAAACCTACTGGATGAAAGCCAAGCCATACTGCCCAGTTTAACATTGATATGTATTCATCCCTTATTTGCATAGATAATTCATCATATGACTGATCTAAAAAAGATATGAGAAGCTTTGATCCTCGAGCAAGACCTTTAAAGTTTTTTGTTATATGTTTTGTAAATAAAGCAAAGAGTTGTGGCGGCTCTTCAGAATAAAAGATTCCGCTTACCATCATTATATCCCAGCTTTTATTTCTTACAGTATATACTTCAGAATCTTTTTGAAGATCAAGTAAAGCTTCCAAAGTAGAAGAGTAGCCAAGGTTTATTAGTTCTTTTTCTGTTTCTTTATGAAGTATGGGTAACATTTCTAGTATATGATTTGGATGAAAGGGAGTCATATAGTATGACCCACTTTGCAATATTTTTACTTCATCCATATAACTTTTTATAACCATCATTTACTTGGTTTACAAAGTTATTATCTCTTTTAGCTGGATTCCAATATCTTTCATCTTTCTGCATTTCTTGAAGTTCTATTTCATTAAAGTTGGAAGAAATATTAGTTTGATCAGATACAGATGAATCTTTCAAAGCTTCCATTATCGCTTCCATTGCAACAACACCTTCAGCAGTTTCAAACATTCTTTCTATTGCTGGTATGGTTTCTTCTGGAAAAAATTTATTAGCAAATAAAGATGCAGCTTCTATTCTTGATTCTGAGTTATCACCAAGTCTTTCAGATTCAGCTTCAAGATCTCCTTCATTAGGAAAAGCACTCATATACATATCAATGCCTTTTTTAAACTCTTCATGAGTATATCCATTTTCAAAGCAATGATCAGCCCATGACTTTAATGTTTCACTTTCAATAGCTTCTTCTTCATTAAGATAATCAGGCAATTCATAATCGCCAACACTTGCTGGTACACCTTCTGATGCTTGTTCAGAAAGATCGCTCATTAAGCGTTCTCTTATTTCCTCTTCTTTTTCTCCAAGTTTTGTTGACAAAGATGTATATGACTTTGCCATATCTTCTGGACTATTAAACTTTTCTGGCAGCCACTCAGGTCTTCCAGAGCTTTGTTCTTCCTGTTGTAGAGTTTCTTCAGTTGCAGCTTCCTCAGTTACAGCTTCTTCACTCATCTTTACCCTCTTTTGATTTAATTGCACTAGCGTGATTTGCTCTCGAAGAAAGCAAACCTATAATAAATCTTTGACCTTCTAAATGTCTTAGCTCATCATTAGAAATATTTGGACCATTAGCAATATCAGTTGTAATAGACTTTAGATATTGCATTACAGACTGACCTGTTGGTGTTGCTAGCATTGCAGCAATATCTAAACTAATTCTATCATCGACATCTTGAGGCCGTTGAATACCATCAATGCCTACATACGGTTTTTTACTCAAGCTTTTACTCCATTGGTTGTGGTGCTTGAGGCTGACTCTGCTGCATTTGCTGCATTAATGCAATCATTTTTTCACGTTGTGCTTTATCTCGAACTAAATTATCAGGAACACCAAACTTTTTAGCAAGATATACAGCAGTTTCTTCACTATTTATTAGAATATTTACAGCTTCTGGACCAAATGCACTATTAGCTAATTCTAAGAAACGAGATACAGATCCAATATCTTGATTAGCTTGAGCCTGTGCTAATGGAGAAATAGATCTTACTTTTACTTCTCTTCCATTAATTGTTGGTATTTCAATACGTCCTTGTTTCTTTAGAATATAAACTACACGCTGCAATACTGGTTGCACTAATTCAACCTGCAATCTACCAAATGCAGATCCAATACGTCTTGATAAATCTGCCATTCGTTCAGCTACCTCAGTAGCAGATGCAGGGGTTTTATTAGGATCTCCAAGCATATCATTGTATAATGCACGTTTAATATTATTCTGCGCTCGATCTAAATTAAGTTGTGCAACATCAAAACGACTTGCACTAGGTATAGGTTGTAAACCTGCTGATCCCATAGCTTTAGGAATAATAGTTCCTGGAACAAGATTTATTGTATCTGGATTCATTATACCATCGTCTTCCATTTGATATATACCAGAAATAGCCATCTGTGCATTTTCAAGAACCAACTCTACAGTAAGGTTAGCTGTTTTGATTGCGCTTAAAGCATTAAATAGTGGACCTCGACCATATACCTCACCAGCACATTTAGACCAACGATAACAAATAAATGGGTTTGAACCGACACCTTGCATTTCTCTTTTCATTAATAATGACTTTGTTGTCATGCATATCGCATAATGTAAAAATGCTTCTTGGTTTGGCTTAGAATAATCCTTACAAACAACTTCTAATATAGTTGTAGTTTGATCAGATTGATTTTGCATTAATGACATAAGTTGATTGTTAAACTCACCCTTTGGATAAAGTAAGCTTATCTGATCATATCTTATAAATTTTCTTTCTCTAAATACATGATCTATTTGATCATCTGGACCAGTGTCTAGTATGACATGAGGCAATGGAATAGCTGAAAAACGTATCGGATTTATTGAATCACCTTCTTCACATACTAAGACACCAGTACCAACTGCCAAGTCCATAAAGGACTCATGCACCTCTTGAGCAAAGTTAGAGTTTTGTAATATCTCAAACACATACTCAGTTACTTCTTCAAGATTATTATTAACATTATCTCTATCTTCTTTAGGAGTTTCTGACCCTGCTACAAAATCTGCCCATCGAGCAAAGTTAGGAACAAGTCCAGATTGCAATCTTGATGCAAACTCTTGAACACCTACTACAGCAGTTTCGTCAAAGATCTTATCGTCACGTCTTTGACCAGATACTTCATAGTAAAAAGATTCTCTTTGTGGCAATGCAAATTCGTAGCACTCTTCGAATACGTCAACAAAGTTTGTTCTTTTATTCTTTGCTTTTTCGTAGCGTTGCAATTGTTGTTTTGCAATCGGATCAATCATTATGAAAACCTGCTATAAAACCCTGCACCACCTTTAGTGGTTTGAAGCAAACTTCTACCTTTAATACCACCTCTTCGACCACCTTTTAACAACATAGCTAATCTATCATCTTCAGTCATAGCTTGCTCTTTTTCCATTGCTAAAAGTTTTTTGCGCTCTTCTTCTTTTGCAGTTTCAGCTTGAAGTTTAGCAGCTTCAGCATCTGCCCTAGCTTTTGCCTGTTCCTCATCAATACGAGGATCTCTTCTTTTTCTGCCACACATAAAGAATCTCCTTTGTTATTTTTCTCCAGATCAGAGAAAATAATAATTTGCAACGCACAATTATAACCTAGCCCAAAGTCCTTGCCTTCTACCCTTTGTAGGCTTTTTGTTAAATACATTAAAGTCTCTTGAAGCAACAACTGGTTTAGATTGTTTTTGATTATTAAGTAAAGCCCTGCCTTCACCTGCACCTAGCATCATATATTGTAAAGCATCGTGAATATGAGAATACATATTCTTATCAGGTTTATCTGCATATCTTTCACCAGATACTTCCATACGTTTATACTGATACCCACCATCAAAACCCTTGATTAGTTGTTGACATCTTCGATCAATTAAAAATGCTGGCTTCCCCTCAACCATCTTTGTAAGCTGGGAAGAGACAGCTTCCAATCGAAGATCTACAGAGTTCGAAGGGGCTGGGAAT